AAACACCACTCTGACTGCATCAACTGCGCTCACCGTGCCAACAACTGACGTTAACGGCTTGTCATGCAAGCCTAGTATCGCCATCATCACGGCTGAGACTCAGGGCGTCCGGTGGCGCGACGATGAAGTGGCCCCAACCGCTTCAATCGGTATGCCGCTGGCGGCTGGTGTGACGTTGCAATATGACGGCGACCTGACCAAGATTCGGTTTATTGAGCAGACGGCCAGCGCCAAGCTGAACATCAGTTACTACGCATAAAAGGGGCAACATGAACATCATCAACGACACCCCAGGCACCGACTATCTGTCGTACTTCACGACGCAGATGCCGAAAGACCTTGCGGCTATGGCTGCGTTGCGCGATGAGCTGGCGATCCGTCAGGGCGCGTTGTCGGCAGCGGCAGACACCGTGAAGCTGAAGGCCGACGCTGCGGCGGCTTTGGAAGTCGCCAAGACTGACGCTGCGGGGATTTTGGCTGATGCCAAAGTGAAAAACGCTGAAGCGGTGGCGAAGAAGAAGGTGCAAGACACCCGCGAGGTTGAACTAAACGCCCGCGAGGCTGATACGGCTGCTGCGTTTAGTGCCCGCGACAAAGAATTAAGCCTGCGGGAAACGCAAGTTCAAACGCAGAAAGATGCATTGGACGCCAAGGACGCTAAATTGTTTGCCGCGCAGGCCAAGCTGGACGCTGACCGCGCTGCTTTGGACGCACGCATCAAGGCGTTCCAAGACAAAGTGGCAGCACTAAATGCCTAACAAAAAGATCACCCAACTACCGCCGTCAGCTACCCCGCTGAACGGCGCGGAGATTTTGCCTGTCGTGCAGAGCAGCGCGACGGTGCAGACGAGCGTCAACAGCCTCGGCCCAGGCATCGGCTACACGCCAGCGGGTACGGGCGCGGTGGCTACGACGGTGCAGACCAAACTGCGGCAAGAAATTAAACGAACGGATTACGACACGGAAGCCAACTACTTAGCCGCCGCTGCATCGCTGTCAACGGGTGGTTTTTGGATGGATGAATCGCCGCAGCCCGTGCATTGGCGAATGGCAGATCGCGTTTTTATTGGCGATGCTGCAAGTCAGACAACCGGGAACAAATTTCCGATTCCTTATGCGGGCACGTTCCTTACCACCCAGATGGGTGCGTTTTGGATGGAGCGGGGCGCAACTACTTTATCGGTTTCCGATTACGGCGAATTTGGCGGCGTGTTTGCCGCTCGTTCTTCTGATAAATCTAAGAGCAGTTATTACGGCGACGCAACGATTGGTGTTTTAGGTATTGCAACAAACGATTACGTTTCAAGCACTCAATTTTGTTGGGGCGCGTATTTTGAAGCAAATCGTGCATCAGGCGCGGCCACAACTTACGGGCAAGAAATCGCCGTCAAAAATCTTGGTACTAACGTCATAAATTACCCATCTTTGCTTTTTCCAAGTGGCGCAACCATCGGCATCTGGCTGGCGGGCGGCGGCGACTCAAGTTATTACGGCGCTCCAGCAAATCCAAGCACTTGCGCTATTTTGATCGGAAATAACTCAACGACTTGGAACAAAGGTATTGTTTTTGATCAGGCAGGCATCACCGGCACAGATGGCGTAACTGGGACAGGAGTTGCTATTGCTTTGGGGATGCGGCACGTCATTTCTTGGTCTAATGCAAGCAACCAAGAAGTTAGCAGCATCTTTAGTACCGGAACGCTCACTGCATCTAGGGTTGGTTTGCAATTTGTTGACGGTCAACTTTGGGTAACTAAAGCTGGCGCTCTTGGGCTAAATTTTGATTTAGCAAGCGGAACGGCTAATTATCTTCAACTTAGTTCTGCGGCAGCATCTTCGCCACTTAACATTACTGCTTCTGGAACAGATACAGACATTGATATTAGGCTGGCGGCAAAAGGTGCGGGTGTTATACGGTTTGGAACTTTAACGGCAAATGCTGATGCGCCCATTACAGGGTATATTACTATTAAAGACGCTGGTGGCACAACTCGAAAATTGGCGGTGATTGCATGAATACGCAACTTGAGCATGAGTATTTGAAGATACGTTTGCTAGAAGCACAAATGCAGGTTTTGCAGTACCAACATAAAGAGGTACTTGCGGAAATCAAGCGTTTGGAGCCAGAGCAAAAGTATAAGGTAACGCTTCACGAATCTACGCCAGAAATTCATCCGTAAAAAACATTTTTTAACCGTACTGGCCCGTTGACCAGGGAATCTTAGGATTCAATCAATGAGTGAAGAAGTTGAAGTAGTAGCGGAAGTACCCGCGCCGGAACAGGTGGCTACGGCAGCGCCTGAGCCAGAAGACCAAACGCCGGAAGTAGCTGAAGAAGCGCCCTCAGAGAAACTGTTTACGCAGGAAGAACTGAACGCTGAATTCGGCAAGCGTCTCGCAAGAGAACGCCGCAAGATGGAACGAGAGTTTGCTGCAAAGCAAGCGCCTATCACGTTACCGGAAAACGCTGACACGCCAGAGGCTTACGCCGAGGCGTTGGCCTACCAAAAGGCCGAGCAGATTATTCGTGAACGCGAGGCGCAAAAACAGCAGTCAGAAACTCTTGAGAGCTACCGCGACAGGGAAGAAGAAGCACGGGACAAGTACGAGGACTTCGAGCAAGTTGCGTACAACCCCAACCTTCGGATTACTGAAGTGATGGCTCAGTCGATCCAAGCATCTGAAATTGGCCCTGATGTGGCTTATTTCTTGGGGGCAAACCCCAAAGAGGCAGATCGTATTTCCAAGTTGCAGCCTATCTTGCAGGCCAAAGAAATCGGGAAACTTGAAGCTAAATTGGCTGATAATCCGGTTGTTAAGAAAACGACCAGCGCACCAACCCCGATTGCGCCGGTTACCGCACGTTCTTCTGGTGCGCCTAGTTACGACACTACCGATCCTCGATCAGTCAAGACCATGAGCACAAGCGAATGGATTGCGGCTGACAGGGCTAGGCAGATGAAGAAACTTGAGCGTAACCGTTACTAACTTCATAAGGAAATTATTGTGGCTAATTCGATTCTTACCATTGACATGATTACGCGGAAGGCTCTCGAAATCCTCGAGAACAATCTGGTAATCACCCGCAACTGCAACCGCCAGTACGACGACAGCTTTGCCGTTGAAGGCGCAAAAATTGGTTCAACCCTGCGTATCCGCCTGCCAGACCGCGCTCTGGTGACGGACGGTGCCGCCCTGCAAGTTCAGGACGACAACGAGCAGTTCACCACCCTGTCTGTTGCCAACCAAAAGCACATTGGCGTGAACTTCACTTCCGCTGAACTGACGATGCAGTTAGACGACTTTGCAGACCGCGTGCTGAAGCCTCGTATCAGTCAATTGGCCTCCAGCATTGACGCCGATGTGGCTAACGCCTACAAGTCGATCTATTCGGCTGTTGGCACCCCAGGCACGACCCCTGGCACCTCGCTGGTTCTGCTGCAAGCGCAACAGAAGCTCAACGAGAACGCAGCGGTTATGTCGCCACGTTACGCCACCGTCAACCCTGCGGCCAACGCTGCTTTGGTTGAAGGTATGAAAGGCCTCTTTAACCCAACCGATACTGTTTCAAAGCAGTTTAAGAACGGTATGATGGGCACCGGCGTGCTTGGCTTTGACGAAGTCAATATGTCGCAGTCGATCAAGCAGCACACTACTGGCTCACGCTCTACGACTGACACGATTTTGGTTAACGGTGCTGTCAGCACACAGGGCCAAGCAACGATTAACCTTGACGGTGGTACTGGCGCGGCAACGATTGCTGTTGGCGACATTTTCACTATCGCCAACGTGTTCTCGGTCAACCCGCAGACCCGTGAGTCTACTGGTTCGTTGCAGCAGTTTGTTTGCACCGCCACCGCTACTGCATCTTCTGGTGCTTGGACGAGCGTTGCAATCAGCCCGCCAATCTATACCAGCGACAGCGCTCTGGCTACTGTTAACAGCTTCCCCGCTGATAACGCTGCCGTGACCTTCTTGGGTTCTGCTTCTACGCAGTACGCTCAAAATCTGGTCTATCACAAGGACGCGATCACGTTTGCTACTGCTGACCTCTTGCTGCCGCAAGGTGTTGACATGGCCGCACGCGCTGTGCACAACGGTATCAGCCTGCGCGTTGTTCGTCAGTACGACATCAACAATGACCGTATGCCTTGCCGTATTGACGTTCTGTATGGCTTCAGCACCATTCGTCCACAGATGGCCTGCCGCATCTGGGGTTAAACTTTTTCTAAGGAGCAAATATCATGGCTTTTCCAAATGGCGCAGGCGGTTACCAAGTTGGTAGCGGCAATCTGGGCGAAGTTCTTCTCGGCTACGAAAATACGCCTTTGTCGGCGGCTGCAACCGCTACGCTGTCGGCGGCTCAAGTAACCTCTGGCATCTTGGTGGTGGGCTCGGGCGCAACTGCTGCTCAGACCTACACGCTGCCAGCGGCTACGCTGATTGACGCTGTTGTTTCATCCGCAAAGGTTGGCAGCACGTTTGATCTGTTTGTGGTCAACATCGGCACTTCGTCGGGTACGGGTGCATTGGCTATGGGTTCTGGCACGGGCTTTACTGATGGCGGCAACGCTACGGTGGCTCTCCCAATTACCTCTAGCGGAATGTTCCGGTTCCGCAAGACCGGTGACGGCGCGTATTCGGTTTACAGAACCGCCTAACCTAATGGGGGTTTCGGCCCCCATTTTTTAAAGGACTAGAACATGGGTAATACCAAATCAATTGGCGTTGCGTTTAGCGACCAAGACATTGATGGCGGCACTATCGGCGCTGTCACTCCAGCATCTGTGGTTGGCACAACTGTCTACGCAACCAGCGAAATCGGCTATGCCGCTGCCGCTCAGGGTGCGGTCACTCAGTTGACCAGCAAGTCAACCGCTGTCACGCTGAACACTTCGGCGGGCGTTATCACGATGAACAACGCTTCGTTGGCTACCGCCACCAACGCGACGTTCACCTTGAACAACTCAATCATCAGCGCAAAAGATGCAGTTGTTCTGACCATTTCTGGTGGTCAAACCACTCC